CTGTAGCTGTCCGTTGGCTAGTGCCTGAACCTGCAGAGTTGTTGTTGGTGATTCGTAGTAACGGAATGAATCTGGAGCAACGATGAATGCTGACTCGTCGATCAATGTTGTTACTGACATGTGTGGATCAACAGCAAGGTTAAGTCCTAGAACCTGACCTGTGATGCTCTGACCTGAAACTGCACCAGGTGCGTTTGATGGTTGAGCCGCTGTAAATAGTGGGCGATTTGTCGTGTCGTCTGCACCGAGGATTGTCTCCTACCATTTTGTGTTAGCAACTAAGTTCGTTGCGAACTTGCCTGATGCTGCATACGCTGCTGGAACTTCCTTAGCAATGTATGCCTTTAGACCTGCAATATCTGCAGATTGTGTTGATGCTGCTGTACCTGATGCAGTAAATGCTGCGATCATTGCTGTGTCTGTGTACTTAGAGTATGCATCTGCCAATTCACGCATCAACTGATCGTAGAATACTGGTGATGAACGATCTAGAAGTTCCCATGAAATTGTCTGGATTCCTGCTGCCTTCTTGACATCAACTGTGATGTATGTTGAAGCCATTTCAGTACCACCAAGAGCACCGTTTTCTGCTTCGATGGTGATTGTTGGAGCAGTTGAGATCTTAGGCAATGTGAATGACATGCCTGATGCTGGAAGTACGCCACGTGATACTGCATCAACGGCTGGACGGCCAGAGATTGTATTTGTTGCGAACTCGTTTAGGTGTGGTGCAAGAGTTAGACCAGTATTTGTGCTGGTGTCATCTGCTGCCTTGACATACTGGCGTGAATCTTCATCGCCAAGTGATGCCTTGATTGTGTGCTCGAGGTATGAACCTGCTGAGACGATTGGTGAACGTGGTGCTGTGTAGAAGGCTGGGCGTGGAGCCGCTGCTTCTACCTTGTGAGCTTCTACCGCTTCAGTTACGGCAGGAGTCTCTGGAACGGTAGTGTCTGACACTTGTTCTCCTTCTGGTTGAACTTCTGAAACGGGTGTCTCAGAAACTTGTGCATCTTCTGATGCTGCTACTTCAGCAACTCGAGCTGAGTCGATTGCTGGATCTGTTACAAGTGATGTCTCGATGATGCGAGAAGCCGAGATGACCATAACGCCATCCTTGTTATCCCAAGCATCTACTTTGACACCGACTGAGAAGCCATCGCGTAATCCGTCTGCTGCTTCAACGAGTGAATCCTCGCCTGCCATTGTGTTAGCGATCTTGAATACGGCATCGATGCCTGAATCAGTAATTTCGTATGAAAGAAGTTTGCCGATTGGACGAGTGCGATCATGCTCTAATAGCAGTTTCACATTTTTGTTAAATTTGATTGAGTCTGCACCGAATACTGTTGGACCAGCAGATGTATTGCCCTGCTCTCCCCATGTAACGATGCGACCAGAGATTGTGCGAGCATTTGAGTCTGCCGCTGTTAGTGTAATTGGGACTTCGATCTTCATCGGATTAAGTCCTCCTCCTCTTGGATTTGTTCAATCGACATTGCGCCAATAGTGTTAAGAATCTGATAAACCTGTGCACGCTCTAGTGCGTTACCGCGTAGGAAGTCGTCTAAATCAAAACGAATTTCTGTGGTACTTGGGGAGATGTCTGGAAGTGAGAGCCTCTCCTCAATCGCGCTAAGAATCGGACGAAGTGAGAAGTCCACAAGTGATCGACGTTCAGAAGTGGCGTTGGAGTATGTCATCGAGGTTGTTTCCGCGGAAAGGAAGTACGCTGGAATGCCTGCTGCGCGAGCAATTTCCAACGCCACATATTGACGAGCTTCTACCAACTGCAAAGCCTTTGGATCGAATCCAACTGATTGCATTTCGACATCTGCATTGAGGAATGCCGTTGAACGAGTAGCACGAGCACCGCGCCATGCTTCAAGCAGCTTTGCGATGCGCTCTGAAGTTAGGTTTGTTCCGTTTGACTTTAATACCATTGATGGGACTGGCTCTTTTGCGTAGTTGAGTGCAGCCTTCTCGAGTTCGACTGCTGCTGCAACTGTGCGGCCTGATCGGGTTAAGAAACCCTCATCGTACCCATCAAATCTAATGATGCTACCAATGCCTGCGATTGGAGCCATAACACCATCGACTAAGTAACCATCGATTGCTGTCATATTGTTATTAAACTTTTGTGTAACACGCTTTGGATCAATGCGAGTCCATGCGCGTACTCGACCATCTTCTGCATAAGCATCGAGGACTAATCCGAAGCCAACGCCATACATCCAGATGTCTTCTGCAAGCCAGTTATAAACTACGAATCCTGAAACTCGTGGATCTGGTTGATTGATTACTCTTAATGGCTCAACATGTTGTCCAGTAATTTTGTTGTATTGCTCAAGAGGTAATGATCCGATTGTTCCACAGATAATGTTGCGAGCTCTTGAAACTGCTGGCACCGACATTGCTGTTGCGCGATCGATTGCAGTTGGTGCATTCAATGTGCCGTAAAGAGATGAGGCAAGATTAAATGGAGTGAGTGAAGCCTCGACATCTACAGTCTTTTGAACTGGAGCCGATTTTGAAAATAAATCGAATAGTCCCATTGGTAACAATTATACCATATGTCCGATTTATCCGATTACAATATCATCCTCTGATTCAGGGCGTGTCGCAAAATGGGAAACCATCGCCATGCCAACGGCTGCACAGATTGTCGAGTTTGAGACCTTGCGACCTAAGTACCAGCCACCATCCTTAAAAGGTAACTTCACAGCTGAGAGAACTTGCTTTGTAAGTTCTTCTTGATTTGTGTGGACCAGTCTTTGAGAGGTGATTGCCGAGAGCATTTCATCGCATGCCTGCCCATAAACTGCCCCATCAATCGGGGTCGTGGGAATGCCAGCAGGTATAAGCCTTGCAGCGACCGCTCCAGCAGTCTGACGAGAATAAGCAACAGTCTCTACCGAGTACTTACGAACCCAGTCAGCTATTGAGTTAGCCATTTGTTTATCATCAAGATTGACTGGATTTGCATAAGTGTCGAGAAGCACCACCAAGAATTTGTCATTAGGTAATCGCTGAGCGGCAAGTAATGCCCCTGCTCTGCGATCTGGGCTAAGGTCAATAGCCATCCAAGTCGTTGCCTCTTTGTCTAGCTTTGATTTGTTAGATGAACAAGCAGCCCAAGAAGAAGGATTGATCGCTGGATTGATTTGTGAAACCCATTGGCAAAGTAACTCGGTACGGACGATTGATTCATCATCCATCATTGCAGCTTCTAAGTTTTCGATTGAAATTGTCCAGCCTAAAGATGGATTCGCTTGAGCCCAGGCAGCGCGGTCATCGATCTTGCACCCAGGTTCTGCGGACCATTCAAACCAGCCGATGCGATCATCTGCTCCATTAGCTGCTGCAATGCCACGCTCTCTCAGGCGATTCAAAATTACTGAGTGCTGATCACCAGCATTGCTAAAAATTAATGTCTGTGGATTAGGCGTTGCCATCTGTGTGTATCGAAGCGATGACCAAACTTCATCATCGTGAAACTCACGAACCTCATCCATGTACACAGTATCGGGAGCAGCAATTCCGCGAGATGCTGAGTTATTGGCTCGGACTAGGTAACGCTCACCAGTTGAGAGCTTAATTTCCTGTGAACCTTTAGACTCATACTTCTTAGCAAAGCGATCTGCAAGATGGGCAAAGGATTGGATTGTGTCATCGATCTTCCAGAAAATTTCAGATGAAGTTGTCAGCTTGTGAGCTGTATGAACCTGCAACTTCTGGTTCAAGGCGTACATTCGCCAAAGAATCATTAGCTGCATAAAGGTAGATTTACCATTCTGACGGCTAATAATCACCCCTGCTTCCTTAAAATACCACTTGCCATCTTCGTTCACCTTGCACAATTCATGGGCTAGAAACTGCTGCCAAGGTAGCAGCGTAAAGCCGATTGATTCGCAGAACTCGATAAAATCTATGCCTAGGGATGGCAAATCTGGTGATTTAGTCCATATACGGGGTTCAATTACACCTCTCCCTGCCCGTACAAGCCCGATAGAGCCCTTTTCAGCCTGTGGTGACATGTTATGACCTATTCATCCTGATAGTGGCTTATTTGGTCGTTTTTAGGGGTAAATGAACCAAGGGAGGAGGGGGCTT